CCCCGGAGCTGATCACTCCGATGCCGTTTTTTCAACGAAGTAATTGCGCTTTAATTGTGTGTGCCACGAGTTATGTGGCATACACTGTTGTGACGAAGAGGGAGGGTTTGCGGTCCGCCGCCTCCTCCCTATGCGAAATGTGCTCTCGCAAGCCCGCCATTGAGTCGGATCTTGCTCGAGACGCATTTAGCAGTTTAGTCGTGGACCCACCAGTAGCTGTGGTGGGTCACACGCACGCCCAAGCCGCAGGCTTGAGAACCGCAGCCACTGCGTTCGTCATGAACATGGCCCAGTATACTGGGGCAAGCGTGTTCATCATGGGAATGTCTCGTTCCGACCAACGCAAGAACTATCGCGGTACTCGCCAGTGGTTCTGGTGCAAGGATGCTAATGCTGAAAATCGCTCAGACGATCAAAGACACGATGACATCCAGTACCTTTGCGATGTCGACTATTATGTCGACATGCCCGATTTACTCTCACGAGAGGCCAAGCCCGTGGTGTTATACACCATGGTTCCGGAAACCGCTGCCCAAACTGCAGTGGACAACACTTCGTATCGTTTTATGGAGGATGGTTCACTGCAAACCACGGTGGCTGGAGGTGGCGTTTACCATCACCACCTCTGGAACTACGGCATGGACTCCGTGCTAGTAACGCGTAGGTTCCTAGGCATTCCCTGGAAATCTATCGCGTATTCAATCGAGCGCAAACAAGTGGGGCCGAATAGGCACCTTGTATTGCTCGCGCCCATGAAGGAATTCGTGGGAATAGGAAGCTGGTTGGCTGTGACTTTGATGGAGACTGCGACTCTCAGCCGCTTCAACCCCGTTGTGCAAACCGATGATGTACCATTCATTCGGTTTAATATCACGCAACCGAATGGCCAAACATTGGTTACCACGTCGGTTGCGGGCTCTTTTTCAAGTGCCACGGTGCCTGCTGCGGTTGATGAGACCATCGCCAGTGTCGCACGATTGAGTTCAACTAATCTTATGATGCCAACTACTGCCAGTTGGATCAAGGATGACAAGGCCGCTGCCGTTATTTTGACCCGGTTTCACCGGGCCACGGTTCAGCGTAGCCAGTTGACAGTGTTCCCCGTCGCTAAGGCAGTTCGCGCGTATCAATACGCGCCTGCCAATTACGACCAGGAAGCGCGACCAAAGCTACAAGCATTCATGTCACCTTTTGTGCACGAAGCATTCGCCCCCGTGGCGAACAAGGCTGGTGAGGAACAATGCGTAGAAGGGAGAATCAACTCCCTCCGCAAATCCGAACCCAAGCCCTGCAAGTTTCGTGACCGGTGTATCGACGAGTTCGCGGAACTCGTGGTACAGGGCGCGGTCCTTGAACCTGTCTGCTATGAGCATGTGGCCTCAAAACAGACAAGCGCTGCCCAGAAACTTTCTTTAGCTAAGGCTACCGTCATGGGATGGTTCCGAGCCAGAATCTTGAAATGCTTCATCAAAGCCGAAGCGTACGCGAAAATTAGTGATCCGCGTAACATCTCGACTTACAATGATGGAGACAAACTAGACATGGCGCAATTCTCCCTTGCTCTGGCGGCCCATTGCAAGAAGTTTCCGTGGTATGGCCCTGGAAAGAATCCTCTACAAATCGCCGAACGCACTGCTGAGATATGCTCTAATGCCCAGTCAGTGAACATTTCGGATTACCATCGTATGGATGGTACGATTACGTACGTTCTTCGCCAGGTTGATCGGGCGGTGTGCATGAAGGCCTTTGCACACCACCGCGCTAAATTGAATGAACTCCTCAAAACAAATGTCGACAATACCGGATATTTGCCATGCGGAACAACTTTCAATCAAGGACCTTCACATGGATCAGGCTGCTCAGCCACTAGCCTCTTCCAAACGCTACGCGCGTCCTTCACCGCTTATCTTGCATTCAGGAATCAACGTTCCACCACCGGAGGGTATCTCTCGCCGGAGGAAGCCTTCGCCTCGATCGGAATACACCTTGGTGACGACGGTATCGATGCTGACCTCAGCATCACCAGTCATCAATGGGCAGCCGACCGCGTCGGATTGGTCTTGGAAGCCTCTGTTGTACAGAGAGGATTTCGAGGAGTCAACTTCTTGGCACGCTACTATTCACCAAACGTCTGGTTTGGAGATCTTAATAGTATGTGCGATGTCAAAAGACAACTCTCGAAGTTCCACACAACGGTTCGCTTGCCTGAAAACGTCAAGCCTGAGCAAAAGCTGGTTGAGAAGGCAATGTCATATGTGGCAACAGATGGAAACACTCCCGTGCTCGGAAATTACTGCAAGCGGGTGCTATTGTTGTCATCCTTTAAGCCCAAGTCACTTCTTGGAGTCGGTAATTGGTGGTCGCGTTTCGACGAGTCCGTCCAGTACCCCAATAGAAATGATGAAGGATGGATGGATGTGGAATACGATGCACTCTTTGCAGAGTTTGACAGAAGTCAGTTCAATGAATGGCTGGCTTCCGCCGACACGGTCGAGAAACTGCTTCAGCCTCCACTTTGTGCAGAGCCCAGAGCCGCACAACGTGCAGGGGCTGCGGTCGTGGTTGATGGCGATGTACTACCTGCAGAGGAAGAGAACGTCACCAAAACCCCGCTCGCTCCTGAAGAAGGCGAAGCAGGCACACCAGCCCAGCCACCAAAACGACGCCGTAGACGTCGAAATAGGACTCCAACAGCTAACGTTGAGCCCAGGGGAGAAAGCCGAATAATTATGTTCGGCACGGTCCCCGCTCCCATCCCCTAGGGAGTTTTCGC